GCAAGGGTATGGCGGCTGATATTGAGATACCTGGCGTGGCCAATGCTGACCTTGCACAGTGGATCATGGACAACTTGGAATACACGCAGTTGATTCTGGAGTTTTACACGCCAGGCATTCCTGATTCCGGATGGGTTCATGTGTCCTATGACCCGAACAACCTGAAAAAGCAAGAGTTGACCGCCACCAAGGTTGCCGGTAAGACTACCTACTTGAATGGCTTGGTGGCATAAACGATGGCACTCAACCTTGATCAGCAGATAACGCCACCAACACCGCCAAACCTTGGCGCGGCTGATGTTGCCTACGATCAGGGTTTCTTCACACAATCCTTTGGCGGCTTGAATACCTACTTCAGCAAGCTGGCAGCGTTGTTCTCAGCGTTGTTCGGCAGGCGTGGTGGCAAGTGGATCAACTCGCCCTATGGTGGCTTTCAGGACTCCACAGACCAGACTGCGGCCAACACCACCACAGCCTACGCCGTCACCTTTGACACCACAGACTTCAGTAATGGCGTTACCTTGTCCAATTCATCAAGGCTCAATGTGGCGCAGTCTGGCATCTACAACTTGCAATTCAGCATCCAATTCAAGAACACCACCAATGATGGTCAAGATGTGGATGTGTGGTTTCGCAAGAACGGCACAAACATCGACAATTCAAACAGCAGGTTTCATGCTGTGGCAAGAAAATCTTCTGGCGACCCATCTCACTTGATTGCCGCAATGAATTTCTTTGTGAGTTTGGTGGCAAATGACTATGTAGAAATCATGTGGCGGCCAACAGATGTTGGTGTCAGTCTTGAGCACTTTGCCGCCAGCAGTACCCCAACCAGACCAGCCGTACCGTCAGCCATTGCCACTGTCACATTTGTGTCCAATTTGTCAACAGAAACCGCATAATTCAGCCATGGCACTCATTCCTCTCAAAATCCCTGCTGGCGTGTATCGCAACGGTACTGAGTATCAGTCTGCCGGACGCTGGTATGACGCAAACCTTGTGCGTTGGTACGAAAACACCTTGCGTCCCATTGGCGGCTGGCGTAAGAAGTCAACCACTGCACTGACAGGCTTATGCCGTGGAATATTGACTTGGAGAACGAATTCCGGTGCGCGGTACATTGCTGCCGGTACGCAGTCCAAGCTCTACGCCATGGATGAGAACAATGTGATCAAAGAGATCACACCAACAGGTATTGCATCTGGCCGCGCTGATGCCGTCAGTGGCACAGGCTATGGGTACAACACCTATGGCTCATTTGCTTATGGCGTGGCGCGTCCTGACGCTGGATCAGTGGCGCCAGCCACTACATGGAGTTTGGACACTTGGGGCGAGTATCTGGTTGCTTGTTCCGATACTGACGGCAAGCTCTACGAATGGCAGTTGGGATTTGCAACACCAACGCTGGCGGTGGCCATCACCAACGCGCCAACTGGTTGCGCTGCCTTACTGTCTACTGCCGAGCGATTCCTGTTTGCTTTGGGTGCGTCCAGCAATCCGCGTCTGGTCAAGTGGTCAGACCAAGAGGACAACACGACATGGACAGCGGCAGCCACCAATCAGGCTGGTGACTTTGAACTGAACACGGTTGGCTCACTCAAGTGCGGAAAGCGCGTCAGAGGCATCAATCTGCTATTCACTGATGTTGATGTCCACACGGCGACATATGTCGGTCTGCCCTATGTATACAGCTTTGAGCGTGCTGGTTCAGGCTGTGGCGTGATCTCAAGTCAGTCTGTGGCGGCCATCGACTCTGCCGCCATGTGGATGAGCAGATCAGGATTCTGGGTATTTGATGGTTATGTCAAGCCATTGCCTTGCGATGTCTCTGACTATGTGTTCAGCAACATGAACTACAACCAAGCGTCCAAGGTATACGCTGTACACAACAGCAAGTATGGTGAGGTGTGGTGGTTCTACCCATCAAGCTCAAGCAATGAAGTTGACTCCTATGTCATCTACAACTACCGCGAAGGCCATTGGAATATTGGCACTTTGGGGCGCACTGCTGGCGTAGACCGTGGCGTGTATCTCAATCCCATCATGGTGGACGCATCAGGCTATATCTACGAGCATGAGGTGGGATTTGGCTATGACGGTGGCTCTGTCTATGCTGAGTCTGGACCATACGAGATTGGTGTGGGAGAGAACATCATGTCGGTGCGTCAAGTGATACCAGACGAGATGGCGCTTGGCGAGGTGCAGATCAGTTTCAAGTCTCGGATGTATCCGACATCAGTGGAAACGACACACGGACCGTATTCAGCGTCACAGCCCACAGATGCGCGTTTCTCTGGCCGTCAGGTCAAGATTCGCTACACAGGCGCTGTGCTGGAAGATTGGCGTGTTGGCGTGACAAGAGTTGATGCTGTTGCGTCAGGTAAGCGTTGATTGACGAGGCAGAGTTTGAGAGACTGCGCCATCATGTGGCAGCAGCCTTAGAATACGCTGGAGGCAGTCACAGTGTTGAGGATATTGCTGAAGGCATTGGAAAAGGGCATTTCCAGCTCTGGCCAGGTCTTGATTCAGTAATAGTGACAGAGATCATTGTCTACCCGCAGTTAAAGGATTTGCACTTCTTCCTTGCTGGCGGCGACCTAGATGAACTCCGATTGATGCAACCTATCATCGAATCGTGGGGGAAGAGTGAAGGTTGCAGCCGAGTGTCTCTCGCTGGCCGAAGAGGTTGGGAGAGATCATTTTTAAGAGACAGGGGATACGAGCCAAAGTGGTTCGTAATGTGCAAAGACTTGTGAGGTGACTTATGTCTAAGGGTGGAAAACCACAAACATCAACGCAAACCACAGCAACAGGTATTGATCCTGCGGTGCGTGCGGCTTATTTATCGAATCTTGATTTAGCTCGATCAACCGCTGGCGGTCTTGGTGTTCAGCAATTCGCTGGATTCGATCCACGCTACGAGGCTGGTGAAGCGGCTTTATACGAAGCCAGCATGAAACCCTTTGGCGCTGAAGATATTGCGGCGTTTCAGAATCCATATGAAGAGCAAGTCGTTCAACAGTCACTGCAAGACATTGAGCGTTCACGCCAGATGCAGGCTTTGCAAGACGCAAACAGAGCAACTGCCGCCAAAGCCTTTGGTGGCTCACGCTATGGGGTGCAGTCTGCATTGACCAACGAAGCCGCACTGCAAGAGGCCGCACGCACCGCTGGACAGTTGCGGTCTGCTGGCTTTGGCCAATCTGCACAGTTGGCGGCGGCAGCGCGTGAGATGAATATGCGCGGCTTTCAAAACGCCATGAATCTTGGATTGACGCGCCAACAGTACGCACAATTGAAACTTGATGCAGAGCGCAATCTGCCATTGCAGCGTTTAGCACTTCAGCAGTCTGCGATGAGCGCGCAACCCGCCAATCTTGGACAAACAATGACAGGCACGACAAGTCAGCCGACAAGTCGCAATGTTGCGTCAGGCGCATTGGGTGGCGCATTGGCTGGTGCACAGCTTGGATCAATCTTCCCAGGCGTTGGCAATGTGGTTGGCGCAATTGGCGGCGGTCTGCTTGGAGGCTTATTCGGATGAACTACTTAACGAACTTATTTGGCGGTGGCAATGCCGCTGGCGGTATGCGTATGCCGCAAATGGGTACTGGCATGGACTTGTATGGCGGCAAGCCAAGCATGAATCTTGGTATGACTATGCCAAGAAATACATATGCTGATTCAGCAACCGGCACAGGCATGATGCCACCATCATCGTTTGGTCAGATGCCTACTGGCGGCATGAATATGCAAACTGCACTTGGCGCAATGCAAGCCTTGGGTGGGCTTATGGGCAAACCAGAGCAACAAGCGCCAATGCCGCAAATGGAAATGCCGCAATTGCCCATGGGCAGCAATCAGAACTATGAAGAACTGATGAAGATGTACGGTGTACGCAGTGGCGGCTTACTTGGATGAGGTGATATATGACCGATGAAGAATTCAAACAGATGTTGGCTCAGAATTATGCCGAGCCGACAAGGATTAGAAACCTTGCCAATCCAGCGGCAGTGCCTTACTCCGACTTCCAAGTGCCAACATCAAATGTCGCGCCATCATCGTTTGCATCAAACCTTGGCGGCTTACTGTTTGGCGGTGCTGACTCAGGATTGAACGAGTACCTGTCAAGGGAGCAGCAAAAGCAGATGCAGTCTCAGGCACTGATGAGTGCGGCCATGTCTCTTCTTAGATCAGGCAGAACAACCACTACGCCAATTGGATTGGGTGAAGCACTCGGCAGCGCGTATGAGGCTGGCACTGCTGGCTACCAAGGCGCACAGAAGAATGCCATTGAGCAGATGCTGACCAAGCAGAAGTTGGATGAAGCAAGGAGAGAGGCAAATCTCCAAAAATTCTTCATGGATCGCTTGTCTGGCGCAGCACCAAGCGCGGCAGTTACTCCATCGTTGCCAGTTTCGGGACAACCATTGACAGCAATGCAAGCAGCTGCATTGCCTACGCCAGTTTACGGCGTTGGCCCGACACCGCAACGCGCAGCGATGATTGGACAAACATTGCCTAATGAATCAGGAACAATATCACCAGTAACTGTTACTGCAAGACAAAGACCTGACATTTTTTCTTCATTGACTCCAGATCAATTAATGATTGCTGCACTTAGCCCTAAAGCAGCATTGCCAAGATTATTTGAAGAAAGTTTGAAAACAGAGAGCTTTGAAACTATTACTGGTCAAAATGCTGCCGACCTTGGACTCGATCCTCGCGGAAAGTATCAGATCAACAATAGAACAGGTCAGATCAGCACTGTAGAAGCGCCTAGCGATGAATTCAAGATTGTGAGTGGTGTAGATGCCGTCAAACTTGGTTTGCCTGGCGTTGGCTCTTATCAGTACAACACAAAAACAAAACAAGCAACACCGCTTGGAACTGCTGAAGGACCATTCGGTGGCGGCACAACTGGTGCAGCTTACAACATACTGCTGACCGAAGACCCAAGCAGTGCTAAATATGCTTTGGCGTATCGTGAGTTGAGTAAGCCAGTGCCAACCGAACAGGTTCAGCCTGATGGCTCTACGCGAATTGTGTACACACAACCTGCGCCTATTCCACCATCATTTGCAAAGCCAAGCTACAAAGGCAAAATTGCTACGCCAACAACAGCGCCAGCAACTATTGTTCAGCCAAGTGCTGTCAGTGCGCCTGCGCCAGCTAAAAGCGCAGTAGCACCTGCCGTTGCCGCGCCTGCTGATGGTGCTGTTGCTATTCCATTGCCTGCTGGAGTTAAATCAACTCCACTTGCGCCAAGACCAGAAGAGATTACAGCATCAAGATCAGCAATAAAAGCTGCCGTTGACTTTGTTGCTGCGCTTGAAAAAATAGAAAATGTTGTTTCTCAAGAAGGAATGCAACTTGGTGGCATTGGATCGAAAGGCGCTACACAAACAGCAATTTATGAAGATTTGCTGACCAAAGCAAGAAAAGCGGCAGAGCTTGGCGTATTAAACAAAGAAGATTTACCAAGATTGCAAGCCCAATTAAGTGACCCAACAAACCTTTCAACATACATAAAAGGTCTTGGCGGTCCAAGCTATTTCTTTGCTCAAACAGGTGAAATGAAAGATCGCATGATTCAAGAAGCAATGCGAACAAATTTGCAATTTGGTTTCCCGATCATGCAGCTGCCCCAATCATTTACAAAAAAACCACCGCCTCCAATTCCAACCACAACTGCAATCAAACCGCCACCAATAATTCAACAAATACTTGAACTATATCCATCAAGGAAGCAATAATGGCAGACCCAACTATTGACGATCTGTATAAATCGTTGCAAGCTGCTCACGCGGCTGGTGATACGCAATCTGCTCAAACCTTGGCCGACTACATCAGGTCACTGCCAGCACCAACGCCAAGCGAAAAGCAGATTGAGATGACTACTGGTGCGCCACTTAGTGTGAGGGCAGCAGTGGGTTCTTCTAGCACAATGCAGGACAAATTGGCAACGCTGAAGAAGTTTTTCCCTGACGCGCAACCATACGACAAAGACAACTTCATCTATACCGATCCAAAAACTGGACGGCCAACATTGATGAATGAAAAGAATCCTGTACTCTTTGGCGTGCCTTTGCCAACCATGGGTGATATTGCTGGCGCTTTGCCAGAGATTTCAGAGTTTGTTGGTGCTGGTACTGGAGCTGCGGCAATGTCACCTTTTGGACCGCCAGCTATGGTTGCAGGCGCTGGAGCTGGTGGAGCTGCATTCAAGAAGCTGTACGAGATGGGTATGCAATATGGCGGCCCATCAGTTGAAACCAGAGGCGGCACAGAGCAAGCGGCTGGCGTGACAAAAGATATTTTGATCAATGCATTAGGTCAGCGAGGTGGGCAACTTGCTGAGAAGTATCTGCCGCAATTACTGACACCAATTCAACAGCAATTGATGGGACTGCGCCAAGGCATACCGCAAGCAGCATCAAGACTTGGCATCAAATTGCCTGCTGGTGTGGCTACGCAAAGTCCTGCTGTTCAGCGTTTAGAAGCTGGACTCGCACAAACGCCTGGCGGTGCTCAAGTCATTGCCCCAAAGTACGAATTGATGCAAGAGCAGATGGGTACTGCCGCAAGAAATATTGCTGAAGATATTTCACAAGTTGGCAAAACTCCAAGCGTTATACCTACACCACCATTCAAAGAAAAAGGTGGACTTGGACAGTTTATTCAAAAAGGCGCAGAGGCTGCTGGGAAAAGGTTTGAAGAAAGACGCGAGCAACTTGATGATATTGTGGAAAGCGCTGTCGGATCAAACAATAGATTCCCAGCAACAAACACAGCTCAATTGGTTGCACAACTCCAAGCTGAAATTGCCAAAAGCCCACAAACACTTGGTCCAATTTATCAGCCAGTCATTGATCGTGCCATGCGTATTGTGTCTGATGCCCAATCTGGGTTTGGTGGCGTTCCATTTGCTGCGCTTAGAAAAGAGCGAACAAGCATTGGAAAAGATTTAGCTCGACCAGATATTTCTGGCCTTTCAGATACATCAAATTTTGCGCGTTTATATGACGCATTGCGTAAGGATGTATTGGCTGCGGCTAATCAGTCTGGAAACATCGCAAGCCGAGCAATCAAATTGCATGATCGATATGTAAGGTTCAATCGTGAAGTGAATTTGCCTGCACTACAAAAAATTGCAGATCAAAATCTTGATGTGAATGCCGTCAACTATGCAATGGCAGGCACAAAAGATGGCATGGGTAGACTCCAACTATTGGTGCGTAATTTCAAGCCAGAAGAGAGAGACACATTGGCTGCATCAGTTTGGCAACAGTTGGGCAATGCAAAAGCTGGAATGAAAGAAGGCGCAGATGTTGGTGTTGACAGTTATGAATTCAACGCCAATACATTCTTGACTAATTGGAATAATTTAAGCGACAGCGCCAAGCAAGTATTGTTTGGCGGTGAGAGATACCGCAACATTATTCCTGCCATCAATGATTTGGTAAAGGTAACAACTGGTGCGCGTGAAGCTGGCAAGGCCGTCAATGTATCAAACACTGGTGGCGCTCAGATGGTCACATCAGCTCTATTAGGCGCTAGTGGAGCGATTGGCGGTGGAATTGGTGGAGACATGACGCAAGCACTGCTTGGTGGCGCAGGAGCTTTAAGCGGTCTTGTTTTATCTAGCAACTTGGCGGCTAAACTTCTTGAAAGTCCAAGATTTATTCGCTGGGTATCAGACACCAGTAGAGCTGTTGTGAATAATCCGAACTCACTGACAACTCAAATCGCAAAACTGTCGGCAATTGCAACGGCAGAGCCAGGCATGAGCGATGCGATTGAGGCTTACTATACGCAGATCAAACCATTTGCAACAGAAATTCGCAGAGCGAGATAAATCATGGCCACCAATTACTACCAAGACCCACTAGGCGTACCGGACTACTCGGCTGAAGGGATGCCGAGTCTGTTTTCTCTGAGCAATCTGGAGTCTCTTGGGCGCGGATCGGTGGCCGGTTTGCTTGATCTGCCATACATGATTGAAGGAATGTTTAGAGGTGATGTAGACCCGCGTATGCCGCAGAGAAGGCGTGTTGTCCCATCATCTGAGCAGGTGCTGGCAACGACACCGCGCATGACGCAACCAACGCCACAGGCAGGCTTGCTAGAGACTGCTGGTGCATTCATGTCACCAGTGCCAGTGGCTGCTGTTAAGCCTGTTGCACAGGCTGTTGGTAGGGGTGGTAAAGCCGTTGCACGCATGGCGGGTGAAGAGATCAATGCCGCCATGATGGGTGAGCGTGGTGGACTGCTTGGTGCTGTGACACCGCAGCCGATGTTTGCTTATTTGCCAAATACTCCACTGAAACCAAATCCACTGGTTGGGACAAGATATCAAACTGAATATGTTGGCAATCTTGCACCAAGAACACCATTAAATCTTGAGGACTATGAGGGATATAGTCTATTGACATTCCCATCAGATATTACAAGTAGAGGACAAAAAGTCACTGGTTTCAGTGATATTTTATTGGATAGACCAATCATCACTGAAGGTGGATTTGCTTTTCCAAGAGATATTAAAAATATAGAAGATTTGAGAGCATATGCATCAATGCTGAGTGCGGCTCAAAGACAAAACAATAGAGTATTCAAAGCATTGGAAGAAAACAAAGCCCTTGGCGGAAGAGAAAAGGTGCTTGTTGCACCACACACCATGGCTTATGGTGCTGAAGATTTTTCAACAATGCCAACTGATGCATTGCTTTCACTTTATGAAACCGTTGGCGCAAAAAGAGATGTTGTCAATGAGCTAAATAAACGCATCAGAGAAGCTACTGTAAAAGGTGAAAAAGGTAAATTTTCAGAATTTGTCGGTTTGAGAGACAAAGGTTTGCGTGAACAACTTTTTACTGGTGAAGGTTTGACAAAAGGCAGTGCTGGCGATTTGCGAAAATTATTCACAGAAAAAATGGGTTCTGTTTATGGTGAAAAAGCATTTGGGTATAACTACCCTGATTTAAGAAGATCATTACTTGATCCTAATTTAGTTGAAGTGCCAAAGTACAGCCTTGGTGAAACATTTTATGAAGCGATGCCAGAGCTTGGCTTATTAAGTGGTGCTCATAGTACCTATTCGCATGGAATGCCTGGCGTGTATAGAGGAACATTGAAATCAGCACCAGTAAGAAATGTATTTGGTGATAAGTATCAGCAAATATATCAACAAACAAAATCTGCACCTAAAGTTGCAGGACAGCTTGCTGCCGGCAAAAATCTAGATTTAGATCAATTAACTATGGGTGCTTTAAGTTCTGGCGAAAGTGGTACTTCTTTGTTTCTTGATGCAAAAACAATCAAGAGACTGAAAAATTTGATGCAAGATTGATTCTTGTTGCATATTGATCAAGTGCAATTTTGACTTGTTCAATCAATTCTGTTTGCTCTAATTCAGTCAATGCAAAAAACTCATCCGATCCAGCAACATCAATGTCGGGATCTGTCCCTTGCCCAATTTCAATAATTAGTTTCATCATCTCTCTCCAAACAGTGCAGCCACCAGCGGATCACGCCGTGGCTTTAACCTCTTACCTCTTTCCCTTGCCAAGCGGAAAGCCTTATCGTCAAGTGACTCGCGCTCTCTGAATCTACGCAACCTCTCCATGGGTGTCAGTGGTGGAGGTTTGACGGCATCAGTGCCGATGCCATAGCGGTACACCGCCACCAGCACTCTGCCCGATCTGCGCCACTCTTGTATGTGGACAGTGCCAGCGACTCGCAGACGGTTGATCATCTGCTGCGCTGACCTCTCAGTGCAGTACACCTTGGCCGCCAGCTCTGGCGCTGTGCAGGCTGTGCGCTGAAGCAGATCAATGACTCGCGGGAGTCTTGCGGATTTCAAGTGTTGCGTTCCTTGAGTTTGTCTTCTGCCCACCAAACTGCCGACTGCCATGCCTGTTCAGTAACCCACGATTCTTTGCAGCCCTGTGCAATCTCCTCATCCGTCAGCCCCACCCATGTGCGCTGTGGTGGGGTGGTGTAGAGCATCTGCCCGACTTTGACGCTTCTGTTTGGCAGAATATCCGCCCAATAGCCGTCATCGTTTGCATCAACAATCGCCACAGGCTCTTGCTCTTGTGCCAAGGCTTCTTTGATGGCGGTGATGGCTTCCAAGGTTCTTGGATGTGCTTCGTCCTCGTGGTAGGCGTGTAACAACGCCTCAAGCGCCATGCGTAATGCTTCTTGTGTCATGCTTGCTCTCCTACAACCCAAACAGCTTTGCCGCCAGTAGTTTCAATTTCATCAAACTTCAATCTAATATATTGCTGTCCAGCAACACCAGCAGATTGAACATATCCTTGGATACCCCACGTTTTTAGTTCTGTTACTACCACCATACAAGCTCCAAACATTTCTTTGTCAGGATTGACTTGCACAATGTCACCGCATTTAATTTCATCTTGTGTCATGCTTGCTCTCCTCTGGCTCTGATTAATCTTGCGTAACCTTCAGTTGCTCTCGCAAGGGAGTCGTCAAAAGTATAGGCATCAAGTGCTTCTTCATCAACCAGCTTTGCACAGGCTTCACGCTCTTTGGTGGCTACAAGGTTGGCAAACTCAGTTAATGCGTCCATGTATATGCCATCACTATTACCTGTTGTCACAAGGCGGCATTGAATTGCAAACCGAATGATTTCATCTTGTGTCATGCTTGTCCCCTTGCTCTGATGGCGGCGGCGGCTTCACAAGCAAATTTGTGCCAGTCATAAGATGGTGAATCTTCAACAATCTTTGCACACGCTTCTCTTTCCTTGGCGGCTACAAGTTTGGTAAAGGCTTCAAGTTGTTGCATATTCAAAGGCACTCTGAAACTAATGAGAGTGGTTGGGTTTGTCCATGATGAATAAAGGCCAGACCAACCAGCCTTTTTTACCATCTCAACAATTTCATCTTGTGTCATTGCTTTTTCCTTTTCTCTGCACTCTCAATCAAATACTTTCGCAGCCACAGGCCGCCACCCAGTTTGCGCCATTCTTTGAATTGCTCCTGCGTCAACCGCGCCCCTATGATTTTGGGGTTGGTGGTTAACTCTGTCTTTGGGCGTGCCATCTATTTGTCCTCGGTCTGGTCCAACAAAAATTTGATGACGCAAAAGATCACCAGTAGCGTGATGGTGATGGAGAGCACCGCCACCAGCAAGAAGTTGATTACTGTTTCCATACGCGCAGCACCTTGGATTTGTGGATGGGTTCGTCAACCGCTGGCGCATTGCCAAAGCGTGGTGTCCAACCGTATCTGCGCCATATGGATTGCACATCAGCACCGCGAGTCGGCGTGAATGCGGCGTCAAACACATGAATGGTTGGCCATGTGATCTTTGTACCGTGTGGGGGTGTCCAGTTAAGTTTTCTCATTTTTGAGTCGCCAGCAATTCCATCTCGACATCTTTCACGCGGTCACGCAGTATGCTGACCTCATGCTCCAGCTCGGTGATCTTGCGCTGCATACGCTCTCTTGTCATGTTCTCCGCGTGCGCCCATCCGATCATCGTGCCCTCGGTGACTGCCATACGCGCAAACTTGGCGTATTCATCGCGGGTGAGGAATCCACCACCCACTTCCATGGGTGGCGTGAACTTGTTGACAGCGCGGTCAATTTCCATTTGCATGGTCTGAGACATTGTTTTCTCCTTTGGGTTGTGTGTTCCAGGCTTGCACCAACAGGGTTGCGTTATAGGGGATGCGTGTCACGGTGGACAAGAATAAGCCCTTACCGCGCTGTTTGCGTCCCCAAGCATCCATGGCATTGGTGTTCTTCAATTCGTTGCGCTTGACGGCGGCATAGACCGCGTTGGGCTTGAATCCTGCCTCCACCAACTCGGACATGGTCCGAGGTTCTTGGCAGTAGTCTTGCAGCTCGGTCACGCTTCCCTCGCTTTCATCATTGCGTCTGCCATCTTGTAGGAACAACGGGCAATTTCTTTTACATAGTCTTCATAGCTCAAATCGTAGTTTTCATGGCTATCATCTGGGTTTGCAAACATACCTTGCAAAGCCTTGGCCGCCATGTAGTCACGAAGCGTCATGCCAGGGTTGTATGGCGCAACCCCTGTGCCTGTTGGAAATGCTGGTGGGTTGTTCATGATGACCACCATGCGACAAGCAGTGCGGCCAAGCCTACACCAATGGCGAGGCACAGCAAGTAGTCAAAGGCAGCCTCGGCGCGTTTGCCGAGCTTGCGGTGGTTCTCCACCGTGAATGCGTGTTGTGTGTGGTTCATTTGGGACTCCTTTGGGTTGATTAAGCGGCATTCAAAGCTGACACTGGTGTGTAGCCATACTTTTTCCATTCCCTGCGAATCAGTGGGCTGTATGTGGCTTTGCTATTGTTCGCAAATGCCATTGCACTGTGAACTTGATTGCGAACTTTATAAATTTCTCTTTTGGTCATTTGGAAATCTCCTTGGGGTTGCGTTGTTGATGAGTGAATCATAAATGATTTGACTACCTTGTCAAGACCTTATCTTTATTCCCACACAAACAAGTCGGGTATTCTGCCCCTACAATGTCTTTGCGCGTTTCTGCTTTCGCGCAGTTGCCTTTTGGGGATCGGTTCGCTGATCCCCTTTTTTCCCTGTACACTTGACGCTTTCCACAAAACATGGTTAACATTGTAAACATGAAAGTATCTCAACAAGCCATTCAGGACATCAAGCACAAGATCGAGTCAGCGGGTTATCGGATGTCGGACTTGTGCCGAGTCGCAGAGATTGATCAGGCACAGCTCTCGCGCTGGGTTAACGGTCAGACAGAGCCACTTTACAGCACCGTCATACGATTGGAAGAGGCCGCCAATGCGCTGATCTCAGCGCGTTTGCAAGTACTCAACAAGGCCATGGAGGATGCCGTCAAATGAGCAAATACAGCGCAGAAGACATCGCAGACATGATGCGTCAAGCCCTGCAAACAAAGGTTGGATTCAGTGCGTGGACGGTATCTACGCCACATCTTGAGGCATTTGCCGAAATGGTGGCGCAAAAGGCTGTCGAAAAAGAGCGTGAAGAAATCATCGAATCTTTCAAGGCCCATTCAGCAATGCAACGCACAGAAAACGGCAGATATCCATCTCGCATTGGACAAGAGTTTTTGAAAATTGTTTTAAGCAGAGGTAAGGAATGACCAAATACAGCATTGGCATCGATCCTGGTCTGTCTGGCGCTGTGGCCGTCATCTCACCCGAAAGCCTCAAGATATTCGATATGCCCACAATGACGGTGGAGCGTAACGGCAAAGCCAAGCGGCAGGTCAGCGCCAGCGAGCTGGCCGAGCTGCTGTACCTGTACTCTGGAAAAGACTGTCATGTCTTCTGCGAGCGCGTGTCAGCAATGGCCGGCCAAGGCGTGACAAGTGTCTTCAGCTTTGGGCGCTCATTCGGCATGATTGAAGGCATCTTGGCCGCGTTCAAACTGCCTGTGACATATGTCGCACCGGCCACTTGGGTCAAGGCCGTTGGCCGTGGCCAAGGCAAAGATGCCAGCCGAGCACGCGCCATGGAACTCTTTCCAAACAATCAGGCCGACTTTAAGCGCGTCAAAGATGATGGCAGATCAGACGCTGCCTTAATCGCATATTGGGGCAAACACCATGCAAGATAAAGAGAGACAAGTCATGCGCGAGCACATCATCTGGCTGGGCACTCAGTTGGAGTTGCAACGCAAAGCCAATCAGGACAAGGTGGTGCTACTTAAACGCATCCTAGACCCCGAAGACCTTGGACACGCTGTCAGCCATGAGGTAAGGCAGTTGGCGTATCAGATCATCATCAACGATCACCACTTAGAAAGAGACACATGGCAACAAAACAACGCAGACTAAGACCCTCGGCATCATCACGGTGGATTGCGTGCCCTGGCTCTGTGAAACTCTGCGCTCAAGTACCGCAACGCCCATCAGGTGAAGCCGCGCAGCTTGGCACTGCCATTCACGCGCTGGCCGAGACTTGCTATCAGTTGGACACCGATCCCATGAAATTCATTGGCGAGGAGATTGAAGGCGTGATCTTGGACGCTGACGATTGTCAGATGGCACTCGACTACCTCACCGAGATTTGGAATATTGAAGGCTTGACAGAGCGCATGAATGTCGAGCACCCAGTCAAGTATCAGTCTGCTGAATACATCCAAGTGGGTGGCACTGCTGATGTCGTGGGTTACTCCATGAAGAGTGGCAAGGTCTATGTCACTGATCTCAAGACTGGCAAGGGTTATGTTTCAGAGGATTCGACACAGCTCAAGATTTACGCGCTTGCCTACACGCAGGGCATGGGGCGCGATTGGATCAAAGAATTCCATCTCACGATTGTGCAACCGCACTCAGGCGAGCCGCGCACTCTTGTGATGCCAGCAGCCGAGTTGTGGGAGTGGGAAGAGAAGGTACTGCGTCCCGCGATGATCGCCACACAGCTTGATGACCCGCCACTCTATATGTCCGAGTCAGCCTGCCAGTGGTGTGACGCGAAGACCATTTGCCCTAAACAGAAACAACAATTCGATGTTGTGGCCACACAGACTGACATCACCGCGATGAACAAAGAAGAGATCGCGGAGGTGATGAAGACACTCACGCCCGATCAGATCAGCGCCATTCTGGACAAAGCGCCAATGGTCGAGAAATTCATCAAGGCGGTGGAAGAGCACGCGATGCAGGCCATGGAAAAGGACGGCATGGTGCTGGCCGGTTGGCAACTTGCACCGAAACGCCCAACGCGCAAATGGTTGGACGGTGACAAGGCCGCTGACAAGTTGGCCGAGTTGGGACTTACCCGAACACAGATTTTCGATACGACACTAATTACTCCTGCGGCAGCGGAAAAGCTACTGCCAAAGGAACAAAGAGTTATCTTGGACGAGTTATCGGTCAAGGTATCAAGTGGACTCACACTTGCGAGAGATCGCAGTCTGAGTCAATAATGCAACCCCTGAAACTTAGAAAGCGAAACGCAAAATGCTAAACCTCTCATCTGCTGGCGGCTCTGGAAACTACATCCGCTTCTCACCCCAAGCCAACGCTTGGACAAACAATCTTGGCGAGGAAATCCAACTCAAAAAGATCGTATTCGACATCAATGATGTGCAAACCGGCTGGCTTGAACTTGGAGTCGGTGTACGCAATTGGCAGCCTGATGCGGCACTCGGTAAGAAAGGACCGCAGCCATCACCAGAAAGTCGGCGCGGATTCATCGTCAAGTTTTACAACAAAGAGGTTGGGTTGGTGGAGTGGTCATCTAACGGCGTAGGTTCAAATATGTCGCTGGAAAAACTGTACTTGGACTGCGCCGCACAGCAAGCCGCCAATGCAGGCAAATTGCCTGTGCTGGAGTACACCGGCAGCAAGCTGGAGAAGATCGGCAAGGGCACGACACGCATTCCAGCGTTCAACATCATCAGTTGGATTGATCGTCCGGCTGGCATGGATGCTGAAGGTGCTGATCACTCAGCGCCATTCAGTGCACCGGCACCTGCACCAGTTGCAGCTCCAGCGCCACAGAAGTCAGCGATGGCCGCAGCAGTGGCTGATGACGAGATGTTCTAACTGATCGGCTTTAAGCACCGCTGGCTAACCCCAGCGGTTTTTTTTCCTCTAAAAAATACAACATGAAATATCTCTCACTTTGCAGTGGTATTGAGGCGGCAACCGTAGCATGGCATCCCCTTGGATGGGAGGCAGTGGCGTATTCGGAGATCGAAAGATTTCCCTCTGAAGTGCTGGCGCACCATTACCCACAAACGCCAAACCTTGGCGATATGACGAAATTTAAGGAGTGGAATCTTGGAACAAATGTCGATCTTCTTGTCGGAGGAACACCCTGTCAGTCTTTCTCAGTCGCAGGACTCAGAAAAGGATTGGATGGCCCGCGTGGCAACCTCATGCTTACCTATCTTGCCATTGCTGACCAATATCGGCCCAGATGGTTGGTCTGGGAGAATGTCCCTGGTGTCTTGTCATCTAACGGAGGAAAAGATTTTGGAGTCTTCCTCGGGGCGCTGGGAGAACTCGGGTATGGGTTCGCATACCGCGTTCTTGACGCTCAATACTTTGGAGTGGCACAGCGCCGCCGCCGTGTGTTCGTTGTCGGATACCTTGGAGACTGGCGAGTTGCCGCAGCGGTTCTTTTTGAGCGCCACAGCTTGCAAGGGCATCCTGCGCCGAGCAGAGAAAAGAGGCAAAGTGTTGCCGCCAGCGTTGGAACAAGCATTAAAAGCAGTTTCGATTGTGGAGTAGAGTTAACTGGCCCATTGTCGGCAAGGGATTACAAAGATGCAGGTACAGATGGCATGAATAAGAACTCTGCCAAAATGATTCCTGTTACCAAGGCTTGGCCAGCCGAAATAAGTAGCACGCTGAATGCATCTTTTGGCTCTAAACAAGGATTAGAGAATCAGCACATCAACAATGATTGCCCGATGTTTGTGCCAGCGCAACCCATTGCCCTTGCTGAAAACACCATTGGACGGCAACCGCAAAACGGCGGCAACGGTGATGGGTTTACTGATGGCGGCCCGATGTACACGCTCAACGCCACAGGTGTGCATGGTGTGGCGCAACCTATACCGTTTGGCGTATCAGAAAAACCTGATGTCGGTCATTGCTTGCGGTCAGGCGCATCTCGCGCTGATAAGCATGAAAGCACAACTTATGTAGCGCAACCAGTCTATGAGATGCATGGACAGGACAGCAGAGTGCGTGACCTTGGCGAGACTTGCAGCACCGTCACAAGCAAATGGGGAACTGGCGGTGGAAATGTGCCGGTGACAACGCAACCCATGGCATTCACCACAGAGCAAACGCCAAAGTACAACCATGATCAGGCGCTGACGCTGACAAAGCAATCCCCAACTGGCGGTGGTCAGCCGCAATGCGTTATGCAAGCCATGGCCGTCAGAAGACTCACCCCAGTCGAATGCGAGAGATTGCAGGGCTTCCCCGACAACTACACCGACATCAAATCAAAGGGCAAACCAACGCCTGATGGTCCAAGGTACAAAGCCTTGGGCAACAGCATGGCAGTGCCTGTGATGGCATGGATCGGGCAACGCATAGAACAAGTAGAGGCAATATGCAAGCAGAACAAATAGCCAAGACGCTGGGCAACGCGAAGAAAGCCAACGGTCAATGGGTGGCTAGTTGCCCTGTACCGAGTCACGGCAAAGGCAACGGCGACAAGAATCCAAGTCTCAGCATCGACATCAATGACGAGGGCAAGCCTCTCTTCCATTGCCACGGTGGGTGCAGCCAAGAGGATGTCTTCCACACCATCAGAGCATTGAACTTGCTCCCCGAACTCTTGGACAAGCCTGATCCCTTAGCCAACATCAGACCCATTCCGCGCAACATACTGGAACAGGAGTGGGCGTATCAGGATGAGGACCGTCAGACAGTGTTCGTCAAGCAGCGGTACAAGATAGGGGAGTCTGGAAAGACTTATAGACTCTACAAAGTTGATAGTGATGGCAGACGCTCCACAACGCTTGGAGATGCTCGCATCGTGCCCTACAACTTGCCGGCACTCTTGGACGCGAAGACAGCGGGGCGCAATGTCTTCTTGGTAGAGGGCGAGAAGGCAGCGGACGCGATCAAGTCAATTGGCATGATCGCCACCACCGCGCACACTGGCGCAGGATCATGGCCTGCCGCCATCACCGAATACTTTGCCGGAGCGCAAGTCATCATCGTGCCGGACAACGATGTGGCGGGTTGGGGTTATGCGTACAAGGCTGCCGAGGCAATACTGCCCATCGTCAAGTCACTGAAGGTAGTTGACCTCGGTCTGCAAGGGCAAGGTGACGATGCCTTTGAATTCATCGAGGCGGGTGGCGGTAGAGCCGAGCTGGTGGCGTTGGTCAAGGCCGCGCCAATCATCACAACGCTGGATCAGGTAACGATGCCCGAACGATTGAATCCGATTTTGCAATCAAGTACACAAAACGAGGAAAAGCATACACATGAGCTTGATCATGTAAAGAAAACGCTAGAAATTGAACATGAGTTTGCGGCAGAGCCACCAGCGCCACCAAAACCGTCAAAGCAAATACAGATCGAGCATTGGGACAGTATCCAAGATGAGCCGGTGAAGTGGTTGATTGATGGCGTGTTGCCTGTTGGCGCGTTCAGCGCACTCTACGGTCCACCAGGCTCATTCAAGTCGTTCATTGCCTTGGACATTGCACACGCCATTGCGACCGGCACAGCATGGATGGGCAGAGAGGTCAACGAGGCAGGTGCGGTGCTGTACATCGCAGGCGAGGGCTTTGGCGGTATCGGTGCGCGGATTAAGGCGCTCAAGATTCACCACCAAACAGAGAGTGGCGCACCGATCTATGTAGTGCGCCATCAGTTGAATTTACGCTCCAGCATCGAAGACTTCAACGCGCTGGTGCTGGCCATCGAGGTACTGGTGCAGCAGTCGGGTATCGAATTCAAGCAGATCGTCATAGACACGCTGGCCAGAGCCTTTGGCGGTGGCAACGAGAACTCCAGCGAAGACATGGGAGCGTTTATCACAGCCTGTGGACGCATTCAGCAGATCGTGCAGGACTGTGGGCTGATGATCTTGCACCACAGTGGAAAGGATGCCACCAAAGGACTGCGCGGCCACTCCAGCCTACTCGGGGCAGTGGACACCGAGCTGGAGCTGCTCAGATTCGAAGACAGCATGAAAGGAATCGTCACCATCAGCAAGCAAAAGGACGGTGCGGACAACGACAGGATCGGCTTTGAGATGGTCACGGTGGAGCTGCCAGCGCCACAAGGATCACTCCAGATCGGTGAGCCGCAGACCAGTTTGGCCGTCAACCCATGCGAACTCGGACAGTTTGACGCGCTGAAAAGGGACGCAAAAGGCGCGTCCAGCAACGCAGGACACGGCAAGAATCAGGTCTTGTCGCTCCAATGCTTGGAAAATGCGATTAAGAAGAATGGCTTCTTGAAGTTAATCGAAGGTTCACAGCGCATGGTGGTGGATTTGAAGCACTGGAGAGAGGAATTGTGGTCAAAGATGGGGTGCACAGATGAGGATAAGGACAGCTTCAAGATCACTTGGCAGCGGGTTAGGAAGGACTTGTCCAGACATGGACATGGACAGATCAGCGATGGATTTGCGTGGTTGACCGTCAAAAGTGAATCAAGCGAATCGTTCTGAGGCTGTATGAATATACAGGGAACAGGGAACAAACAAGGAACAAAAGGGGAACAAATGTTCCGCACAAGGGAACAGGAACAAACCGAGAGTCTAGGACTCGGAGGTTTGTTCCCTGTTGTGTGTTCCCTATTTGCAACAAAACGAAGGAAAGCGTAATGGCAACAAAGAAGTCACTCAGACAGCATCCAGTGGTGGTGAGTCCAAGTCCACAAGCAGATGCGTGGACGGTTTATGTGCAATCCAAGTTGGTGGAACTGGAGGCAGCGAAAGCGGCCAGCGATAGGAAATGGGGAGAAAATCGACTGATTACTTTAGTAGACAGTGAGTTGAGGGAGAAATTCTGGACGCAGAACGGCAGATTGCACCAAGCGATTGCGTCAAAGGATCATGCGAAATTCGATTCCAGTTTGGCGGGAATGATCAGGGCTTATGGCGTGTTGGATCAGTGGGCAGCAGATCAAGGCATCACGCCAGCCAACGATCAGATTCCGAGAATCGAGTGGGAGATGCAGACAGGTCAGGTCATGGTGATTGTCAGGACGGTCAATGAGACGCTGGCAATGCAGCGCGAAAGGCAGGAACTGAGCAACCATTGCATTTGGAGCATGGAAGAGCTGGAGGTGATCTTCAACGATCCGCTGGTGCAAGAAATCATCAAGGTCAAAGCCTTTGATCCAACCGCCAAGGTGGTCAGCTTCAAAGCCAACAAAATCGGTGGAGAATCAGGCTTCGATGACTTCCCAGATGACCTTGAGGTGCTGGACGGTCCACCAGCAGAAAAGAAATTCAACAGCAAACAAGCGGAGAGGTTCAAAAATGGAACAAATTAAGCGATTAGGGGCTTTGATCAAGGAAAAGGTACTGGACATCGTCCAGCGGATTAAAACGGCTTTAAAGCGGGTCTGAGCGTGGTTGGTAACCCAAAACGAAGACAGGACATTGCTTTCCTCAACGATATGCCTGAAGAGATGATCTTCAGCATGGTGGAAAGCGGCAAAAGCATCGCCAACATCTGCATCGAACTCGGGATCAGCAAGCGTGCGCTCGATGATTGGATTGAGGAAAACGATCACGGTGCTATGATTGCGCGTGCGCGCACGCGTGCAGCAGACCTTTTGGCGTGTGAGACGGTGGAGATCGCGGACGGCATGGATGTCGATCACGCGCAGCGCGATGTCCAGCGCATCCGAACGCGCCAGTGGCTGGCTGAACGGTGGGATCAGAAGACTTACGGCTTACAAAAAGCCGCACAGGTCAACATCAACATCCAAGACTTACGCATGGCGGCACTGCGCCATACCGAGGTCATCGAAGACTTATCCACAGAAAAACGCGATGATTGAACACACTGGCCTGTGGATAACGCAAATCTGCCTACTGATTGAGCAAATCAGAGCCAGTTATCCACATTTGACTTAACATAATGGACATCGTGTTAAATGGATTCTGTAAGCGTTCTGTAAGAAAGTATATGAATCAACAACTTAGCGATGCATACCCCTGTGGATATCTTTTCGCTGTAAAGTGGGCGCGGCCTGCGCCTGCCGCGGCGCGATGCCCCCCCCCTTGCGCGTTTGCGGCGGGGGCGGCTGATGACGCAGCCAAACACCTACCGAATCCCATAACCCGATGACCACCACCCCTACCCCCACCGCCGCAAAGAAGGCCGCCCCGAAAAAAATTTCGAATGATTTGGTGGCCAATAACCCTTTTGTCGAATTCGTCAAGCTGTACAAGCACAACCCTGTGCTGTTTGTCAGAGAGGTGCTGAACACTGAGCCGGATGTCTGGCAGGTGGAGTTTTTGAACCACATTGCCAATGGCAACCGCCGTATCTCGGTGAGATCAGGACATGGCGTTGGCAAGTCCACCGCAGCAAGCTGGGCGATGATTTGGTATCTGTTCCTAAGATTTCCGGTCAAGGTGGTGGTCACAGCACCGACATCCAGCCAGCTCTACGATGCCTTATTTGCCGAGGTCAAGCGTTGGGTGAAGGTGCTGCCGCCCATGCTGGCCGAGCAATTGGATGTGAAGCAGGACCGTATTGAGGTGATTGGCGCAAACGAGGAGGCGTTCATCTCGGCCAGAACATCCAGAGCCGAGCAGCCCGAAGCCTTGCAGGGGGTACACAGCGATCATGTGATGCTGGTGGGAGATGAGGCATCCGGTATACCTGAGAAGGTGTTTGAGGCGGCTTCTGGCTCAATGTCCGGTCACAACGCTGTGACGCTGTTACTCGGCAATCCTGTGCGTTCCAGCGGATTCTTCTACGACACCCATAACCGTCTGGCGGGGGACTGGGTGACGATGAAGGTGAGTTGCGCGGACTCACCAAGGGTCAGTGAGGCGTACATCGAGGAGATGAAGGCGCGTTACGGTGAGGAGTCCAATGCTTACCGGATTCGCGTGCTGGGTGAGTTTCCGAAGTCTGACGAAGACACCGTCATTCCTATGGAGTTGCTGGACTTGGCGATGAATCGGGATGTGGAAGCATCGCCCTACGCGCCACTGGTCTGGGGCTTGGATGTGGCACGCTTTGGCTCGGACCGTTCCGCACTGTGCAAGCGGCGGGGTAACGCGGTGACTGAGCCTATTAAGACTTGGAAGAATCTGGATTTGATGCAACTGACTGGTGCGGTGGTGGCCGAGTACGAGATATTGCCGCCATCTGACCGTCCGACAGAGATACTGGTTGACAGCATTGGACTTGGCGCTGGCGTGGTTGACCGCTTGAGAGAGTTGAATTTACCGGCTCGCGGTATAAATGTGAGCGAGTCCCCTGCCATGGGTACGACATACCGCAACCTAAAGGCCGAGCTTTGGTACAAGGCCAAGTCGTGGTTGGAGGCGCGGGACTGTCGGCTGCCAAAGGATGAGCTACTGATTGCTGAGTTGGCGACAGTCAGGTATTCGTTTACCTCTAACGGCAAGATTCAGATTGAGGGTAAAGATGAGATCAGAAAGCGTGGTTTGGCCTCGCCTGACAAGGCTGATGCTTTTTGCTTGACCTTTGCTTCTGATGCTGTGATTGGCATGATGGGGTCAAAGGCGAGTACGAAGTGGAGTCAACCGTTGAAAAGAAACCTCTCAAGGGTTGCATAATTCATTTATTCAAGGAGTAACGCATGAAGATGACCAAGGCACAAAAGAAAGTCGGCAAGGTGATGGGCGAATTCAAGGAAGGCACATTGCACTCTGGCAAGGGCGGCAAAGTCGTCAAGAATCCCAAGCAGGCCATCGCCATTGCGATGTCCGAAGCCAAGATGCCCATGCGCGGTGCGCGTACAGCGAAGAACATGAAGACCAAGGGGATGCGTTAATGGCTACCTTGAAGCGCACCATGGATCAGGCCATGGACCAAGACGAGGGCTATGAGGATGGCGAAAGCTGTCCCATGGCCACGCAAGACATCACGCTGAACTTGAAGAATCGCGGCAAGGCAATTGCGTCTGCGAACTACGGTCCGGAGAATCCCAAGCTGCCCAACAAGCAGTATTGGATGGAGATGGCTGATGAGTGGGGCGTGGACGCTCAAGACGCGAAGATGAGCCGTTGCGGTAACTGCGCGGCTTTTGATCAGGAAGAGTCGATGCTCGATTGCATTGCCAAGGGCATTGGCGATGAGGGCGATCCTTGGGGCATGATTGATGCCGGTGACTTGGGTTACTGCGAGATATTCGACTTCAAGTGCGCGGCCAGCCGTACTTGTTCGGCTTGGATCGTCAAGGAAGAAGAGGAAGAAGAGGAAGAGCCTGAGTCACTTTTAACGATCAAGATTGGGGTTAAAGATGAAGAGTAAGACTGGTTTGTACGCCAACATCAACGCCAAGCAAAAACGCATCGCCGCTGGCTCTGGCGAGAAGATGAACAAGGTGGGATCAAAGGCAGCACCATCTGCTGCTGACTTCAAGCTGGCGGCCAAGACCGCCAAGAAGAAGCCCAAGAAGTGATCTCCCCCATATGTATCAGCACAGTCACTGGCAAAGGTTTGCGGGTGATGCTCACAAGCATCGCAGAGTACTGTCCCGAAGTGCCTGTGTATTTGCGCGGTCCAGAGTCCATTATTGGCGGCTTTGACGCTGACCTTAAAGTCTTTGGTGCGCCGCACAATTTCGGTGAGGATTACAACGACATCATGGACAGGGCGTTTGCCGATGGGTTTGAGTCAGTGATCTGCGCCAACGATGACATTGTGCTGACCCCAACGAGCTACCGTCTGCTGATGGAGGATGTGGCGCAGTTGAAAGAGGAAACCGGCGAGCCTGTGGGCTGGGTTTCAGCGCGTTGCGATGCGGCCAGACCTGTGCAAAATGTGCGAAGCAATCCCTTTGGGCAGCAGTTGCACTACTTCAAGTACCCCTATGAAGACGCAATTGTGCCGCTGGAATGCCCATCCCCTATCTTTGCATGGATTGGCGCTGATGCGTGGAGCGCGGCCAAGTTTCCTCCGCTGAATTGGTATTCCGATGATGTGCATTGCGAGGATTTGAGAAAAGCAGGCTTTCACCATTACCTGAGTCGGTCTTATGTGCATCACATTGGCAGCCAGACTGTGGGCATGAATGGTGACGCACTGACCAAGGCTGCCATTCCATGGCTTTTAAAGAACAGGCCAGACTATGCCAAGCAATGGTTTAACTCTTAATCTGGGTTCAGGCAAGGACTACAAGCCTGACTGCGTGAATGCTGATATTCGCGCAGATGTTGGCGCTGATTGGGTGCTGGATATTTGCAAATTGTCACTAGGTGAAGTCATACAGTCACCAGTTGGGCTGGTGACTATTAAGCCTTTTTGCTTTGACAGGATCATCGCCAATGATGTGTTGGAGCACATACCCGATCTGGTAACGGCCATGACCAACTGTCGGGATTTGTTGCGTGAAGGCGGCGAGATGCACATTCATGTGCCCTATGACTTGAGTCATGGCGCGTGGCAAGACCCGACTCATGTGCGTGCATTCAACGAAAAGTCGTGGGTGTACTACTGCGAGTGGGCGTGGTACTTGGGCTGGAAGGGTAGTCGGTTTGAGTTGACGCATTTGCAAATGAGTCTCAGCAATTACGGTGCAAGCCTAGAATTGCCACAAGATGAAATACTGCGACTGCCGCGAGCAGTTGATTCTATGTATGTGATTTTGAAGAAAGTGCCCTATGAAGACACCCGCGTGGCAGCGTAGTGAAGGTAAAAATCCCAAAGGCGGCCTAAATGCGAAGGGACGCGCCAGCGCAAAAGCCGAGGGCATGAATCTGAAAGCGCCTGTCAAATCAGGTGACAACCCGCGCAGAGCATCATTCCTTGCGAGAATGGGCAATATGGCCGGTCCAGAGATGAAGGACGGTGAGCCAACGCGCTTGCTGTTGTCTTTGAAGGCGTGGGGCGCGTCAAGTAAGGCTGATGCCAGAGCAAAGGCAAAAGCAATTTCTGCAAGGAACAAGAAATGATCAACGATTTGCAAATGACCACCGACATGGCGGCAGTCAATCCGATGGACGATACCGAGTTGCAGGGCATCGTGGCCGGTGAGCTGGAGGATGCTGTCAGCTACATCGATGCCGACATCTCCCCCATCCGCGCCAAGGGAACTGAGTATTACCGTGGCGACCCCTTTGGCAATGAGGAAGATGGGCGAAGCCAAGTCGTGGCCATGGAGGTGCGAGACACTGTTTCGGCCATGCTGCCAAGCCTGATGAAAGTGTTTTTCAGCAGCGAGAATGTCGTGGAGTATGTACCGCGTGGACCGGAAGATGTGGCTGGCGCACAGCAGGCGACTGACTATGCCAATTACATATTCAGCAACGACAACAACGGTTTCATGACCACCTATGCGTTGTTCAAAGACTCTCTGGTGCGTAAGTGCGGTATCGCCAAATACTGGTGGGATGAGGTGGATGAGGTCAAGATTGACGAGTACTCGGGACTCGATGACCAGACCGTACAAGTACTGATGCAAGAGGGTGCAGAGGTCAAGATCGTTGTCAGCTATCCAGACCCAATGCAACCAGGCATTCAAAGCATTGATCCAATGACGGGTCAGCCTGGACCTATGCAGCAACCCATGTTGCATGATGTGCAGATCAAGCGCACCACCAAAGATGGGCGCATCCGCATCATGGCTGTGCCACCTGAAGAATTGGTGCTTGACCGTAGAGCGCGTTCATTTGAGGATGCAGGCATCATCGCCCACCGTCAGATGGCAACCGTGGACGATTTGCTGGCGATGGGCTATGAGTTGGACGAGATCGAGGAGAACATCTCCAGCACCGACTTGGACAGCAATGACGAGTATTTGGCGCGTCAGCCACTCTCCACCACCATGGGTTCGGGCGACAGTTTGAATCCTGGCCAACGCCGTGTTCTGTATGTCGAGTCCTATATGCGCGTGGACTATGACGGTGACGGCATCGCCGAGTTACGCAAGATTTGTTGCATGGGTTCAGGCTACACCGTGGTGCGAAATCTTCCGGCCAGCTATATCCCATTTGTTGACTTCCCATGTGACCCAGAGCCACACACCTCGCCACTTGAGGCGATGTCAGTATTCGATCTGACGCACGACATTCAGGAAATCAAGTCCGAAATATTGCGAAATACCTTGGACTCTTTGGCGCAGTCGATCCATCCGCGCACAGCAGTGGTGGAAGGACAGGTCAACATTGACGATGTGCTGAACAACGAGACAGGCGCAATCATTCGGATGAGAGCGCCAGGCATGGTGCAACCATTCAGCTCACCCTTTGTCGGACAGGCCGCATTCCCCATGCTGGACTACATGGACGCGATGCGCGAAGACCGTACCGGCATGAGCAAAGCCGCCATGGGTCTTGATCCTGACGCATTGCAATCAACCACCAAGGCTGCTGTGGCGGCCACCGTCAGCGCCAGCCAAAGCCGTTTGGAGTTGCAAGCTCGACTCTTGGCCGAGGGCATGAAGAAACTCTTCAAGGGCATTCTGTATCTGATGACCACCCACCAAGACAAGCCCCGCATGGTGCGTTTGCGTAATGAGTGGGTGGAGATTGACCCTCGCGTCTGGAATAACTCCATGGATGTATCAATCAACATTGGTTTGGGTAACGGTGACACCAATGACCGCATCCAAGCACTGACCATGATTGCAGGCAAACAAGAGCAAATCATGCAGCAGTTTGGCTTGGGCAATCCTGTGGTGACACCAGCGATGTACATCCGCACGATTCAGAAGATCATCGAGTTGTCTGGATTCAAGGACGCATCAAGCTACTTTCAGACACTGCCTGCCGACTATCAGATGCCACAAGAAGACGCACCGAAACCGACTCCAGAAGAAGTGCTGGCGCAGGTGCAGGCGCAGTCGATCCAAGCAGACATCCAGAAGAAGGCTGCCGAGCTGGAATTGAAGCGTGAGCAGATGATCCGCGATGACGATTATCGAAGAGATCAAATGGCGCAAGACTTAATGCTCAAGAAATACGAACTTGAGTTAAAGTACCAGACACAAATTAGCACTGCTGAGATTCAAGCGCAGCAGGCTATGGATCGGGAAGCCATGCAGCAAGAGTCTGCCATCGTCCAACAGGCGGTGCAGACAGCGGCGAATGTGCCTCCACCCATCAACCTTAATGGAATGGCTCAATGAACGAAGAACAGGTAAGAAAAGGCCGCAAGTCCGAGCAATTTATGCAGGACGAGGTATTTGCAACGGCCTTGGAGAAGATGCGCGGAGATTTGCTGTGGGAGTTTGAGAACAGCAAGCCTGAAGAGGCTGCCAAGCGTGAAATCTGTTGGGCGCAGTTGCGTGCCATCGAGAACTTCAAAAACGAACTCACCAAAATGATTGACAACGGCAAGGTGGCACAGCGTGCCATCGAACGCGCACAGAAAAATCTTGTTTAATTAAGGAAATAGACCAATGCAAACAGTAGCACCAACGCCAGCGGCGAGTGTTGTACAAGGTCCGATGAATATGGCTGAAGCAGCCAATGCACTTGCTGGGATGCTCCCCGATGAGGGACAAGAGGAGAGCAGCGAGGCGCAGTTGCCCAATGAGGGCGCGGCGGTAGATGAGGAGTTGCTGACCGATGCAGACGCGGATGGTGACGAAACTGATACCGAACAATCCGAAGAAGATGAGAATTCTGAGGAGGAAGAACAGCCACAAGTCTTCACCGTCAAGGTTGACGGTAAAGAAGTCGAGGTGACGCTGGAGGAACTCCAAAAGGGATATTCAAGGACTCAGGATTACACACGCAAAACGCAGCAAATTGCGGAGGTCAGGAAACAGACCGAGGCAGAGTTGCAGGCAGTGCGTGCCGAGCGCGAGCAGTACGCTCATTTGTTGGGTGCTCTAGAGGCACAGGTTCAGCAGGCAGCGCAGCCAAACATTGATTGGGATCGTCTTTATCAGGAAGACCCCATCGAATGGGTAAGGCAGCGCGAGTTGATGCGTGAAAACCAAGAGAAGAACGCGGCCATCCAATCGGAAAAGCAGCGACTCTCTGAGTTGTCACAGCAAGAGCAGAGGCAATATCACGATCAGATGTTGCAACAGGAACAAGAGGCTTTGGCGGCGGCTATCCCTGAGTGGAAAGACCCAAAGAAGGCGGCAGCCGAGAAAGCGATGCTTGTTCAGTTTGGCCAGAAGGCCGGATTCTCACCTGATGAACTGAAGAATGTTGTGGATCACAGGGCGGTTGTGTTGCTGCGTAAGGCGGCACTGTATGACCAGATGATGTCCAAGCGTGGACAGATCAAGCCGGTGACCAATAACGGGCCAAGACCTGCCAAGCCTGGCGCAGCAGGGCGAGTCTCCAACAACACAGAAGCGATGCGAGCACAACAGCGTCTAGCAAAAACTGGCCGTGTCGATGACGCGGCTGATGCAATCTTCAAACTTCTGAAATAAGGAAACATCATGACTATCGTAGCAAACACATTCACGACCTACTCTGCAAAGGGTATCCGTGAAGACTTGAGCAATGTCATCACCAACATCGCTCCCGAAGAAACACCGTACCAATCCAACATTGGCCGCGAAACCATTACAAATACTTTGTTTGAGTGGCAGACCGACACATTGGCAGATGCAGCCGCAAATGCTCAGTTGGAAGGTGACGATGTCGGCACATTCGATGCAGTTGTCGCAACTGTTCGTTTGACCAACTACGCTCAGATCGCACGCAAAACCATCGTCTTGTCAAACACTGAAGAAGTGGTCAACAAAGCAGGACGGCGTTCTGAGTTGGCTTATCAGATCGCCAAGCGCGGTTCTGAGTTGAAGCGTGACCAAGAATTCACATTCTTGAATGGTGCAGTTGCTGCCGCTGGTAACACCACCACAGCACGCGCTACTGCCTCTTTGGGCGCGTTTGTCAAGACCAACACCGACAAGCAAACCAACGGCGCTGACCCAAGCTACACCACATTGCCAAACAATGCGCGTAGTGACGGTAATGTGCGTACTTTCACTGAAACCATTCTCAAGAATGTGATTCAGAAAGTATGGACACAAGGCGGCACACCAAAAATCCTAATGGTTGGTCCTGTCAACAAGCAGCGCGTGTCCGGTTTCTCTGGCATTGCATCTTCACGCTTCAACATCAACGGTGGCGAAAAGCCTGCCGTGTTGATCGGTGCAGTTGACATCTATGTCAGCGACTTTGGTAATGTGGCCGTTATCGCTAATCGCTTCCAGCGCGAGCGTGATGGTTGGGTCATTGATCCTGAGTACGCAAAGATGACCGTCCTGCGTCCTTACCAACAATTAGAGTTGGCGAAGACAGGTGACGCTGAGAAGCGTATGTTGTTGATCGAATTCGGCCATAAAGTCTTGGCTGAAAACGCTCACGGCCTGTGCGCTGACTTGTCTACTTCTTAATCGACTGAGAGGAATAGGGGGAGGAGAAATCCTCCCCTTACTTATATGGAAAAACGATTTTTTGATGCAAACCCCGAAAAAGGGATCACGCGCACTTGGCACTACAACGAGGACACTGATGAGGCAACGATTCAGACAACTCAGGATTTGACTGCTGTCATTGAGGCCAACAAGCGCGACTTTGCCACCATCGACAACAAAGCAAACTGGAAGGGTGAATGGCATCATGTGGCCAGCATTCCTGAATCCATTTACTTTCAGTTGAAGGCCGAGGGCAAGATTGATGATCCGGTTTACATGAAGAAATGGTTAAACGATCCCGATAACAGGTTCTTTAGAGTGAGGCCAGGTCAGCTATGAAATACATCGCAGTCTGCACGCCAGCGCGTGACATGGTACATACGCAGTACACATACTGTATGGTTAATGCTGTCGCGTATCACACGCTTAACACCACTGACGCTGTGAGCCTCAAGATACTGCAAGGCACGCTGATTCAAAACCAGCGTGCTGATTTGTGTTTGGACGCGATGCGTGAAGGTTGCAGTCATATCCTTTTCATTGACTCCGACATGACTTTCCCACAAGACATGATTCAGCGTTTGCTGGCGCATGATGTGGACATCGTGGCTACAAACTGCGCCAGACGCAGAATGCCGACAGGTCCAACAGCGCAGAACTACGATGAGAACGGCAAGCGCCAACAGGTTTACACCATGCCTGAATCCACCGGATTAGAGGAAGTTGGCTCTGTTGGCACTGGCGTGATGCTAATCAAGCGCGAAGTGTTTCAGGGAATGACTGAGCCGTGGTTTGATATGCCTTGGCAGTATGAGACTCGCGGCTACATGGGCGAGGATGTCTTCTTCTGCAAGAAGGCGCAGGAACTGGGTTTCAAGGTGTATATTGACCATGATGTCTCGAAAGAGATCGGACACATTGGCACATTTGAATTCCGACATGAACACACTTGGGTGATGAAGGAACAGCTCGAAAAAGAGGCAGTCTAAATGGCATTGACCACCTACACAGAATTGAAGACATCGCTGGCCGATTGGCTTAATCGGTCTGATCTGACTTCAGTTATTCCTGACTTCATCAGTCTGGCCGAGTCACAAATTGAGAGACAGCTACGCACCCGCCAAATGATTGTGCGTGCCACTGCATCCTTTGCGGCGGCTGCTGAGTACGGCACAGTGCCTGATGATTTCTTGGAAGCCAAGGCCATCAAGCTCAACACCAATCCAGTGACCAATCTGACATTTCAGACGATTGATGCCATGGATTCATTGTCGAACACCACTTACTTATCCAGTGGCAAGCCACTGTATTTCAGCGTGGTGGGCAACCAATTCAGACTTTTGCCGATACCTGATGGCGCATACACAGCAGAGCTGGTCTATTACGCAAAGTTGATAAAGTTGTCATCGACTGTCGCTACAAACTGGCTGCTGACACAAGCGCCTGATGTTTATTTGTACGGCGCACTTTTACAGGCTGCGCCATACTTGCAAGACGATGCGAGAATCACTGTGTGGTCATCGTTGTATGCCGCTGGTTTAGAGCAGTTGCAGATTGCTGATGATCGTGGCTCAACCTCTGGCGGCGCAATCTTGGCAAGGGCGAGGACATTCGGATGATGATTACCACCACCAAAGGCGACATGGATGAGTCCTTGTTGCACAAGTCTGAGGGTTCGATTGAGAACGACAAAGAGATCATCAGTTGGGTTGAATATCGTTTGGATGACGAACTGGTACACAGATCAGTCCATGTTGTGTTGAAACAAAGTGTCGCAGCCGATGGCGTTGCGGCAGCAATTGGATAAGGAATAGACCATGAGTAACACTCAGGCCATGTGTACCAGCTTTAAAGGTGATTTGCTGACCGGCATTCACAATTTCGGCACAGGCGTTGTGCGTGCATCAACTGCCGCTGACACTTTCAAGGCGGCTTTGTACTTGGACAGTGCCACCATCAATGCCTCTACAACCGCATATACGACCACTGGAGAGGTTTCGGGTTCAGGCTATACCGCAGGTGGTGTCACCGTCACATTTGGCACTCCACCGAGCACCAGTGGCACGACTGCCTTTGTCACGCCAAGCGCCAGCATCACCTATTCAGCGGTGACCTTATCCACAGCCTTTGATTGCGTGTTGATCTATAACTCAAGTCAGTCCGACAAGGCGGTTAGCGTTCATACATTTGGCAGTCAGACCGTGACTGCTGGCACATTCACGCTGACCATGCCTGTCAATGACGCAAGCACCGGCCTGATCCGGTTGGCTTAACCGAGGAGCAGCGGCATGGCTGCTTATGGAACAGGCTATTACGGCAGAGGTGTCTATGGCATAGGCAATGTCGTCATCAGCGGCAATCAGGCAACTGGTGCTGTTGGTACGGTTGTCTTTACCAAAACGATTGCCATCTCAGGCAATGCCGCCACAGGCGCAGTCGGCAACCTGCTGACCGATATCTCGATCCAAGAAGATGGGACGATTGCCACAGGCAATATTGGTACGGTTGCGCCACAACTCTCCTTTGCGATTACAGGCAATTCGGCAAGCATGGCGGTGGGCAGTGTCACGCCAAGCGTGTCATTTGCCATCAGTGGTAATTTCCTCACCACCGCCATTGACAGTGTTGGCGCTGTCGTTGCGCCAGAGTTAACAGGCAATGCCGCCACTGGTGAAGTTAACACGGTTTCTCCAGAAGTTATTTCATTCCAAGATATCACTGGCGTTGAAGGCACTGAGGCACTTGGCACTGCGACAGCAGTCATTGAGGTTGCGATAATCGGTGTTGAGCTATCAGGCTCTGTGGGGACGCTGATCGGCTTTGGTTGGGGCGCTGTGCCAGACAGTGTTGAGTCTTGGACCGCACAGTCTGACAATCAGGAATCTTGGACACCAGTGTCCGATTCCTCGGAAAGCTGGACACCAGTTTCAGACACCTCAGAAAACTGGTCTGATTTAGCAGACAATTCAATCACTTGGCAAGAAGCCGCGTAAGGGGTACAGATGGCAGATACAACCACCACAAATCTATTGCTGACAAAGCCAGAAGTTGGCGCGTCAACAGACACTTGGGGCACAAAGATCAACACCGATTTGGATGCTGTTGATGCCGTTTTCGCTGCCGCAGGCACTGGCACATCAGTTGGCTTGAACATTGGCGCAGGCAAGACATTGGCGGTGGCAGGCACAGCGTCTGTCTCTGGCACATTCACTGTCTCGGCAACCGATGCCATCAAGATTGCGTCAGGCACTACGGCACAGCGGCCAGGATCACCAGCAGCCGGTCAACTCCGATACAACACCACACTCGGCAAGTTTGAAGGCTACAACGGCAGTGTTTGGTCTTCAGTGGGTGGTGGTGCAACTGGTGGCGGTGCTGATACGGTGTTCTACGAGAACACGCTCACTGTGACCACAAACTACACACTCAGCTCTTCCAACAATGCACACAGTGTTGGCCCGATAACTATTAACAGCGGCATCACCGTCACCATTCCAAGTGGTGCAAGGTGGGTGGTTTTATGATTGATAAGGAGATTCAATAATGTCCTCAGTAATTATTTCAGGAGACACCAGCGGGGCTATCACAGTATCAGCGCCTGCTGTTGCTGGTACAAATACGCTGACACTTCAAGCCGCCACTGCGACAAATGCTGTCAATAAATTGGGTACAGCGGTTGCGTCTACATCAGGTACAGCGATTGACTTCACAAGTTTGCCGAGTTGGATTAAGCGGATTACTGTGATGTTTCAAGGCGTGAGTACAAGCGGAACTAGCGCAATACTTGTGCAAATTGGCTCAGGTTCTGTAACAACTAGCGGCTATATTTCTACATCTTCATCTTTAGGCGCTGGTGTTGGAACATCAAATGGTACAACTGGTTTTTTTATGTACGCAGTTGCTGCGGCAAACATAAATAGTGGTCATATGACAATTACGCTGCTTGGCAGTAATATTTGGATTTCTAGCCATACTTTAAAGAATTTAACAACAACAACTTGTGTAGGCGGCGGTGATGTCACATTGAGTGGAACTCTAGACCGAGTACGCATCACCACCGTCAACGGCACTGACACATTCGATGCCGGAACCGTAAATCTTTTACTAGAGGGTTGATCATGTCAATACTTGCTTTAACTTCTGACACGCTGATTGGTACACCAGCCACAGGCAACATTGAATACAACGGTCAATTCTTTGGGACTGACAGCAATGCGTCACGGGCGCAGATGCAGAGAATATCTGCTGGCACTGCTGTTGCCAGCACATCAGGTGCAAGCATTGATTTCACTGGTATACCTGCGTGGTGTAAGAAAATCACAGTGATGTTTAGTGGGGTTAGTACAAGTGGTACAAGTAACTTACAGATTCAACTAGGTGATTCTGGGGGGGTTGAAACTACTGGATATGGATCAAGCATGACATATATCGTCAATGCTACCGCAGCAACAACTAATGTTAGCACTGGTTTATTAGTTGGAACTTTTGGCAATGCTGGTGCTGCTTACTATGGCATTACTACAATTTGTACGCTTGGAAGTAATGTATGGGTTTCCGCTACAAACCTAAATGATTTTATTTCTGCGAGAACTTTTTTAGGGTCTGGCGGCAAAACCCTCTCAGACACGCTAACCCAAGTCCGCATCACGACTGTCAACGGCACTGACACATTCGATGCTGGTTCAATCAACATTTTGTACGAGGGTTAATCATGGCAACAGTCATCGATGGTTCAGCAAGCGTCACGATCAACAATGGTGCAGTACTAGGGATTACCAGAGGCACTGCTGTTGCCAGCACATCAGGTACAAGCATTGACTTTACTGCGTTGCCAAGTTGGGTGAAGCGGGTGACGGTCATGTTTAGTGGTATAAGCACAAACGGCACATCTTTGCCACAAATTCAAATTGGGTCAGGCTCATTTGTAACAAGCGGTTATCTTTCTGCTGTAACAAATATTCAAAATACTTCTGCATATAGCGCATTTCCAACTACTGGTTTTGGGTTGTTTATTGCAGCAAACTATTCAGCAGCAACGCCTTTAACTGGGGTTATTGTTCTTACTCTTATTTCTGGTAACACTTGGTTATGCTCTGGCACTGTTTGCAGAACTGATAGCGCAACAACCGCTGGAACTGCAACAGGAAGCCTTTCTTTATCAGGCACACTCGACCGAGTACGCATCACCACCGTCAACGGCACGGACACTTTCGATGCCGGAACAATCAACATCATGTATGAAGGATAAAAAATGACACATAGAATCGTAGTTAACGTAGAGACAGGCGTAACCGCAATCGTTGAGTACACACCTGAAGAACAAGCCATCCATGATGCGGCAGTAGCGGCACAGGCCGCTGAAGCACAAGCACTTGCAGACGCTGAAGCAGCAACGCCAGCGCCAACTGAGCCAGCAGCATGACACCAGTTGAAGCACGCTTAGACACGCACGAACAGGTGTGCGAGTTTCGATACGAGAGCATCAACGCTCGACTCAAGCGCATTGAGCAGATATTGATAGGGTCATGTGCCGCCATCATTGGTATGCTGATGACGCTTGTTTTAAAGCTCTAGGAGCTGTAAATTGATCCGATCAGCATCTGTCTGCTTGCCGCTGGGCTGGTTAAGAACATCCAAGCCGGATGCGAGCTGTACAAGCAAGCCAAGGAATCCTTTGTTGAGATTAAGGCAACGGCTGACCAAGTCATTGAAATTGGAAAAGAGGCATATGGCTTCTGGAATCAACTGCTTGCATTCTTTGGCGGCAAACCAAAGCCAGCCGCCAGTGCAAAGCCTTTGGCGAAAAAGAAGCAAGCCTATGTCGCAGTTGACGAGACACAAGTCAAGATTGACATTGTCAGAAACCTGACCGAGTTTTTCAAGCTACAAGAACAACTGGCCGCGCACATCAGGGAGGAAGAAGAGAAAAGCCAAACTGTCTATGACCCTGATCAAAACCTCATGGAAGCCGCCTTAAAGCGTGTGATGGCGCAGCAAGAGATGGACAGGCTGGTGATTCAAATCCGAGAGACTATGGTGTATCAGTCACCGCCAGAGATGGGCGCACTGTACTCCGAAGTCTTCAAGATGCGCGAAGTCATCTCAGAGGAACAGGAAAAAGCTAGACTCAAGGAGGAGGCGAAGAAGAGGCAAGACAGATGGCTACACCGTCAAGAGGAAAGAAACCTGCAAGCCAAGCTGGCGGCAGTGGTGGCGACTTCTATATTCCTCCTCTACCTGTGGCTGTGGCTGTGGTTCGTAAGTCACTGGGGGAAGAGATGATCGGATGGATTGCGGCTTGCGTACTGATTGCCTTGCTATTGCCTTTGATGGCCATACTGTATCTAGATGTGCTGGAAGTGAAGAACGAGTCCAAGCAGCAGATCGAAAAGGTGGAAAAATTGCGTAGAGAGCTTGAGCAAAAGGAACGAGAGAAAAAATGAACATCTATTGCATTTCTTTTTTTTCCATCATGTTGGTGTTTCTGACAGGGTGCGAAGACCGATTCAGATACCCATGTCAAGACCCTGAGAATTGGGAACTTGATGAGTGCAAGCCGCCCATCTGCACCGCCACAGCGACTTGTCCAGAGCAACTTATTAAAACCGAACAGGAGAAGAAGTAATGCCAACTGTCGTGATGAATAAATCAAGCCGTATGACTGCCGAAGAAATCGAGATTCGTGTTTGGGCTTTTGTGATCGTTATCTTGGTGACCATTCTGCTTGGTGCAATGGCCATGTTCTTGTACTCTGTGACCTATGTGACGCAACCAATGAATGGTCAGATGGCGGCAATTGATAAGGTCTACACAAGCCAAATTTCCACCATCATGGTATTCATCACTGGTGTGCTTGGCGGTGTTGCAGGACGATCTGGTGTCAAAGCCGTGGCCAATGCAGTTGCCAAGGCAGAGGCTAACGACAACGAGCCGCCAGCACCATGAGTCTATTAAATCCTTGGGTCTTATTGGGCATCGTCATGGCGGTGCTTTCAGCCTTTGGTGGTGGATACTACAAGGGTAAAGATTCAGAGTACCAGCGCCAACAGCTTGAGATTGCTGCGCTCAACGCCAAGGCGCGTGAGACTGAGCAAGCGATGGCAAAGGTAGCGCAGACATATGGCGAGACATTACGAAAGGCGAACAATGTTGCAAAGGCTAAAGAAAATCAGTTGCGTGCTGATCTCAACTCTGGTGCTCTCAAGCTGCGGCTTCCTGTCAAAGCGCCCACCTGCCCAAGCGTTTCAGTGCCCGAAACCGCCACCGCTGCCAGCGGAAGTGACAGCGGAGAAGCAAGAGCCGAATCTAGTGGATCGGTTGATGTCGCTGCCGATCTTCTCCAGATCGCCGCCGATGGAGATGCCGCCATCAGAAAACTCAACACCTGTCTTGAAGCCTACGAAACCATAAGGAACACAAAATGAATCTATCAGCCAATTTCACTTTGAAAGAACTCACCAAGTCTGAGACAGCGGCACGCTTAGACATCGACAATACGCCAAATGAAGAGCAGATCGAGTCATTGCGTTTGCTTTGCGAAAACATCTTGCAGCCAGTGCGGGATCACTTTGGCAAGCCTGTGAAGATTTCATCTGGGTTCAGGTGTAGTGCTTTGAATCAGGCGGCCGGAGGTTCTGCAAACTCAGACCATTGCCGTGGCCAAGCCTGCGATTTTGAGATTGATGGTGTACCCAATCCTGAGTTGGCAGCGTGGATCGAAACCAATCTGAAATTTACTCAATTGATCTTGGAGTTTTACACGCCAGGCGAGCCAAATTCTGGGTGGGTGCATTGCTCATACTCCCCATCAAATCTTAAAGCTCAGTCACTGACCGCCACCAAGGTTGCCGGTAAGACTACTTACTTGAACGGCTTGGTGGCATAAACCATGGCGCTTAACCTTGATCAGCAGATAACGCCACCAACACCGCCAAACCTTGGCGCGGCTGATGTTGCCTACGATCAGGGTTTCTTCACGCAATCCTTTGGCGGCTTGAATACCTACTTCAGCAAGCTCACAGCGTTGTTCTCAGCGTTGTTCGGCAGGCGTGGTGGCAAGTGGATCAACTCGCCCTATGGTGGCTTTCAGGACTCCACAGACCAGACTGCGGCCAACACCACCACAGCCTACGCCGTCACCTTTGA